GAAGAAGAAGGCACCGGCCAAGGGTAAGGACTCAAAGCCCGCAGGAGCCTAATGTGGCCGTAATTTCCGGAGAAGACTGTCGGCTCTTGATCCGAGGGCTCACCGGCTCGGCCGAAGACGCCACGCTCGAGAAGTTCGTCGATCGCGTGGATGCGAGCATCGCCCGTTATCTCGGGTTCCCGTTGAACACCGAGGGCCTGTTCACCTTGGAGTCGAAGAGCTACGTCTTATACTTGGACGGCATGGGCTCCGACCGGCTCCACCTTCCGATCCGACCGGTGTCCGCGATTGCTTCGATCATCGACGATCCGGATCTGGACTACTCCGACAGTTCGGACCTTGTCCCGGCTTCGGACTACGTGTTGTACGGAGACGAGGGCCTCGTCATCCTCAAGGCCGATTCGACTCACGGGATCTTCTCGAGCACGCCCCGATCGGTGAAGGTCAGTCTCACCGCCGGGTTCTCGTCCATGCCCCACGAACTGAAGCAAGCGATCGGGCTACAAGTGGCCCACGTCTTCCAAGGGCGCGACCACGTCGGACGCACGGAGGTATCCCAGGGCGGAGGCTCGATCGACGTCCTCGGTCTTGGACTCCTTCCGGAAGTCAAGGAACTCATTGCCCCGTGGCGAATGGGCTCCTCCTGGCTCGCGTGAGCCGATGGACCTGCAGGAGTTCTCCCAGCTTTTGAACCGAGCCGCCCCGGAGCTACGTCGAAGCCTGGCATCGGAACTCATTAAGACCGCGATGCGGGCCGAGAAGGAGGCGAAACTTCGGGTTACTGCGGGGGGATTCACGGGGCTGAATGTACGAACCGGGCGGCTGCGTTCGTCGATCGCGGGCTCCGTCACGATGCAGCCGAACAGCATCGAGATCAAGGTTCAAGCGGGCGGACAGTCGCCGAACCCGAAGCAACTCATCCGGACCGCGCAGACGTCGAACCCGGGCGAGGTTCGTTACGCTCGCATCCATGAAGAAGGCGGAACGATTCGACCGGTCCGCGCTCAGTTTTTGACCATCCCGATCCATCATTCCCTCCGCACGCCGGCAGGTCGACGGCGATTCCCGAGCGCTCGAGACGTTCCCGATCTCACTTACGCGGAGTCCGCAGGCGGACAGCGTATGCTTGTCCACAAGACGACGGGCGAGGTCTACTACCTGCTCCGCCGAGCGATCAAGATCATGGCCCGGCCGTACCTTGCGCCGGGGATGCGGACCGCGGTCATCGCAATGAACGAAGACATCTTTCGGGCGATCCAGAAGCTCTTCCGCGTTAGGTTCACCGAATGAGCAGGGAAACGGACATCCTCGACCGCATCAAGGCGGACCTCCAAGGGATCACGGGATCTGGGTTCACGTACGATCTGTCGGGAGACGATCGGGTCGTCATTGGTCAGACCTTCCAGTCGCACCGCGTACCCGGGGCCTACATATTCCCCGGCGCGGTACGCAGCACTCAGACCGCCGCGACGGTGCTCAGTCGCTACGATCGACAGTTCCTCGTACAGATCGAAGGGTGGGTTCCAGCGATTAACGACACGCCGGGGACGGCGGTCGCCGCCGCGTTGAACCTGGGCTCGGACATTATGAAGGCCCTCGAAAGCGATCGAAGTCTGAACGGACTCGTTCACGACGTGCAACTCGATCTCCTGAGTTTTGACGGTGCGGAACTACAGCGACCCAACATGGGCGCGGTCGTTGTACAATTGACCATCACCTATAGCGAGACCGCGGGGGCTTAGATGAGTTGGTTCGACAATCGGTGGAACTTCCGCGAGGCCGTGAGCATCTACAACAACTCGAGCAACACGACGATCGACTTCTCGTTCTCCGTGAGCGTCGACAATGCGCGGTTCTGGAACAACGTCCAAGACAACAACGGCGACGTCATCGTGACGTCCAGCGATGGACAGACGGCGCTCGACTTCCAGGTCTCGACGTGGGACTACGCGAATAAGTCGATCCTGGTCAAGGTCAAGGGCTACGCGCTTCCAAACGGGAACCTGTCCACGTCGGGGAAGATCGTCGTCGCTTACCTGTATTGGGGGTTCAACGACGGCACGTCCAACGCCGTCACCAGTTCCTCGAACGCGAATCAACAGCCACTCAACAATCAAGCGATCAGCGCGACCGCGGTCGAGATCGGCAACCCTCGAAGAGCCGGGGCTCAGGTGGTGCCCTGTGGGTTCGAGGCACCGGAACAGACCGAGCCGGCGAGCGTCGTCTTCGCTCCGCCTGGTGTGACGACCCACCTCTTCTTCGATGCGACCTCAATGCTCGCGACACGCCGCACCGTGTTCAACGGCGCGCGGTTGCTGGAAGAGGTGGACACGGCCCTCGTTGAGATCTCGGACACCAACGGGAACGCGCAGTCGTCCATGGTCACCGAGAGCGCGACAAGAGTCCTGGATCCCGGTATCATTAGAGCGACGATCGTCACCGACGCGAACACGGTCAAATCGAATTTTCTTGTTACCCTCTCTCTCATCACCGACGCCGGTCGGGTCCTCAAGTTCTTTGCGCTCTTGAAGGTCCGCAAAATCACCGCCCCAACCGCATCATAGGAGCCACTCATGGCGAACACCTACTTCGGCCGCGACTCTTTCATCCTACTCGACAAGGTCACCTCCGGCGACGGGGCCTACGGTACCCGCACCGCGGACTACTTCGTCGGCAATCCATTGATTGGGACGACCATCCAGCGGACGATCGAGAACGTACCGCGACCGCACCTGTCCAGCGGCAACGCCAACCGCCGAGCCCACTTCATTGCGAGCGATAATGTAGGTGGAACCTTCACTATCGAGGCAAACTATTCGACCCTTGGTCTCATCCTGAAGCATGCCCTCGGCGAGGGATCGACCTCCGGTGGGTCGGCTCCCTTTACGCACACCTACACGATCGCGGGTGACCTCCCCGACAACGGACTGACCGCGTCGATCCTCCGCGGTACCGGGGGCAGCGGGGAGATCGTGGAAGGGGTCCGGGTCAACTCCCTGACCTTCTCGGCCAACTCCGCGGAAGTGGCTCAGATCGAGGTCGACGTAATCGCCGAGACGACCGACGTCGTAACGACCGACGGCTCGGAGAACCGGGCCGACGCGTCGACAAACGCCTCCGTGATTGCAGCGATCCCGGATCACCCGGTACTCCACCACCACCTCGGGACGTTCACGTTCGACGGGGTGACCGTTGCCATCCGGTCGATGACCGTCACGATCAACAACTCGCTCGGCCGTCGTCAGTTCCTCGGCTCGAAGGTCACGGCGGACCCTCTCCGGTCCGACTTTATGAGCGTCGAGGTCTCCATGGAGATCGACGTGAACGATCAACTGTACGGGAAGTACGTCGCCGGCGTAAACGGTGTCGACGCGACTGTCGAGTTCAATAACGGACTAAGCGCTGCAAACGAGCGATCCCTGAAGTTCTTCTTCCAGAATTGCCGGCTCACTGAATGCACGGATCCGCTAAACTCGGCGGGACTTCTTGGACAGTCGATCGGGTTCGTTTGCGAATCAGACGGCACGAACCACGGACTGAAGATCGAGGTCAAGAACAACGCAACGAACCCGGAACTCCCCGGGACTTGATAACCCTCCAAACACACAGGACAGAACACCATGTCGGCTACCCTCCACGCAATCAAGAACGCAGCGACGACGACCTTCCAGGTCGGCGATCTTTTCTTCCAACTCCGAAAGGTTCGGACGTCGGACGTCGCGAAGATCGGCGTCGCGGCGATCGGAATGATGAACCCGATCAATCAACCGAACGAAGACGACGAAGAACCCGCGCTCGAGTCGGCGCTCCGGAGACTGAGTCCGAAACAGATCGGCGAGTTGACGGACATGCAAGCCGCGATCACTTGCGCCGGCGTCATGGGGATCAGCGTCGACGGCGAGAACTTCGAGAAGATCGATCTCGTCATGGACTCGGCTCGGGAGGATTGCGACGCCGCGCGGTTGTGCGTTCATAGTCTTCCGCCGGGCTGCGTCGAGAAGTTGTTCCAGGAGATCCTTGAACTCTCAACCGGGGGAGGAGCCGCGGATCGTCTGCGGTCCTTTCTCGAAGAGGGAGAACTCGACGGTCCTGCTAATGGTCGATCAAGTCGCGCGAAGGTACGGAAGAACCCCCGCCGAAATTCTCGACAGTAGCTTGGAGGACTTCATGATCAATTGGATGTGCTACCAAGAAGGAGACGCGGCTTCCGAGCATCTCCTCAAGAAGTTGAACGCCTCCGGGACTCCCGTCTTCCCGACCGTGTCGCTCAAATAGGGAGGATCCGTGTCGAGTGTTACCGAGGCGGTCTTCAAGCTCATCGGCCTGAAGAAGGCCGAACGAGAACTTCGAGACCTCGGCTCCCAGACGTCCGACACCGC